TACACCATAGGTTTCTTCAGCATTAATATTGATCCAATCACTTACTCCATTTGACCAACTAGTTAGAAGATCCATGTCATCACTTAAAACAGATGGCATACCTGGCATAGCTTTTTGTGCCATATGATTACCACTTTTACCTGAAGCTGAGATAGGACTTAGAGATAATGCTTCTCCTATACCACCAGGTAACATAGATACATTAGCATTCCATATCTTAATCCATGGATTTAAGAATCCGTCAACAAGAGCTTGGAACATCTTCGGGGCCGCATCGACTGCCATATTAACGAAAGATGCAAACACATTATAAGCTACAACTCCAGCTACATCCATGAAATGTATAAACATTTCTCTACCATGAGTTAATAACATTCCTATAATCATCACTGCTCCACCAAGTAATCCAACAAGTCCACCCATTAGTATGGTAAATCCCATAACCAATAGACCAACTATAGCTCCTATAGTTGCTAATCCAGCACCAACCCCCATAAAGAATATTTTAGCTACCTGCCATGCTTTATAGAAACCTACACCAATAGCTAGTATTCCTTTTAGAAGTCCACCAATATTTTGAGTAACGTTATCTATAGAGTTACCCATGTCAACAAATGAATTCTTAGAAGGTAGATCAGGATTGATTTTTGATTTACCACTATTATAATCTATTCTAGCATTCTTTAGTTCTTCTGGTTTCATACTAGCTGCTGGGGCTGCACCGTCTTTAGTAACATTGAACATGTTATCTCTTAATCCAATAATCCATAACATAGTATTACCTATCTCTTTTAATACAGGTAGGATATTTACATCAAAAGCAGCACCCAATTGTACCATATTAATATTATTACTCAATTCATCAAAAAGATTGATAATATTATTTAAAGAACCTTTAAGTGAATTAAATAAGCCTTCTGTAGCTTTACCTGCAAATATACCTACTTTATCAACTAAAGTAGACCATCTACCAGCAAAAGTTTCAGATTGCTTTTTCATCATATCATAGAATCTTCCACCTTCTGAGGTTGCATCTATTAAAGCCTGTGTAATCATATCAATTGATATTTTACCATCTTGCATCTCTTGTTTTAATTCACCCATTGTCTTACCTGTTCTTCTAGCTATTTCAAGAAGAGGATTCCATCCTGCATTGATTAACTGTCTTAACTCTTGTCCTTGTAGCCTACCCATGCTATATATTTGTCCATAGGCATATGCTATTAGGTTAAGTTTCTCTGGTACACCCTTTGATACATCACCAAGCATTCTAACGGCTGCTGTGATCTGTTCTACTTGATTATCCTTACCTTCACCTATACCATAACCTAAAAGGCTATCTGCTCCTTTAGCTACTTGAGGCATAGTAAATGGTGTAACATTGGCAAACTCTTTTAATTTACCCATCAATCTATCGGCTGACTTTTCTCCATAATCTAAAGCATGACCAAATCCTTGAAGCATAACTCCGTATCCAACCTTCATTTGTTCCATCATAGCATTGTATTTTATACCTACTACTATTATCTTAGCTAGTAAGGCGGTAAATCCTACAGCAATTAGTGCTGCTATAGCTAATCCTATACTACTTATTGCTACTGTAGCAATACTAGCCATACCCATAAAGGCTGTACCAAGATCCTTCACACCAGACCATGCAAATGCTAACCCAAGTTTAAGATTTTGGCATGCATTCGCAAATCTAGCTGATGGAATCATGTCATTAAGGGATATTCTTCTATGTCCAAGACTTGTGAGACTATTAAAAATGTTATTAATAAATGTCTTTAGACTATCAAGCTTTCCAGAATATGCAGATATACCACTCATTCCAGCACTAATACCTATACTTGCAGCTTGAAAAGCATTACCAACACCTTTTACTGAAGTGGTTATACCTTTAAATATTATAGGCATAGTTTTACCACCCATCATTACTGTCAATAGTGAGTTTGTTAAAGCATTAGAACTCTGTGTAGCACTATTAAAGGTTTGAGTTATACCTCCAGCACCCATAGATGCACCAGCAAATGAACCAGCCATATTCTTTAAGGCTGATGATAATCCATTTACTTGTGTAGTAGTCTGGGTTAATCCTGGAATTAAAGAAGTCTTAGCTCCTCCAGTACTTCTTAATGAATTCAATGATCTTTGTAATCCTGTCAATTCTGCCTGTGCTTGTGTTGCATTAGTCGTAATTCTGATATTAGCACTTCCTAAAGCCATGCATAACACCTTCTTTCTATTGTAATAAAAAAGAGGATAGTATTATCCCCTTTTAATACTATATTCATCTATGATATTATCTGGTACCTTTATTCCAAGAAGCATAATCTTCATCCATTTATTTCTTCTCTTCATAAATAATTGATCTTCTGTCAATTGGGAATCATCTTGTGCTGGTGGTAGTTTATTATCTCCAAATAGTGGCTTAGTTAATATATCTGCTATAGTAGGTAATTCATTACCTGATAACGACATTCCTACATAGGCTGCAACGTGCCAAGCATTGAACTGTTCTTTCTTCAATGCATCTTCTTTTTGCATCTTATATCCTTCAATCATGTTTGAATACTCACTGTATGTAAATTCATACAACTCGTGGGGCGTTAGAGCAAGATAACTATAAGCTTCTTGCTCTAATTTATCCCAATCCATTACTGCGGTTTGAGCACTTCCACAGCTGGTTCCTCGTTTTTTATTGCTGCTGGACTTTGTTGAGCTAATCCAGGCATATCTCTTTCAATAGCCTCTTGTAACTTTTCTTTAACTTCTACTAAGTTACATTCATTAAGAACTGCAGGAATATCTTCAAGCTTTAATTCTGGATCATCCTCTTTAAGTGATTTATGAATCATATACTCTAATGCTTGTATTTCATCCATATCTTTCTTATCTGTCTTTTTAGATTGCAAATCAATCTCTTTCATTACAAGATATCCGAACCTCATTTTTCTTGGTTTATCCATTTCAATTTCTGTCCATATTTTAGCCATAATATACCATTTCTCCTCTCTCTTATTTCATATATTAATTCGATACTCTTACAAGTGTTGAACTTGATTGAATACCTAAATTCTGAGTTATGACTCCTGCTACACTATCATCTAAATCTGCTTTATTAACTGTTCCTAAACCATAGTAGTAAGCCTCTAATGTCTGATCTAAAACAAACTTAAAGTGTTTTGTAACACTAACTGCTACTGCTACAAGAGCAAGTATATCATCATCTTGTAAGAAACCATCTGCTGTAGCATTCCATTCTCCAAGAGCTCCTATAATTCTTTTCCAACCATAGTCATCATCGGTTGTTGCAACAAATTGAGTTACATCATGAGTACCAACTGAAGTATCAATTGAAAACTTAGTAAATCCTGGAAGTAATGTCATTGTGATATAGTTACCAGTGATTGTTACGTTTGCTACTCCAGGAGTAGTTGCAAAAGTAATAGTACCTAAAGCATAATTAATAGTATAAGTACTAGCGGCTACTATATCACCGTCATATTTAACTACAGGAAGTACAGCTGGATCCATTGATATATGTTGTTTAGCATCGGCTGTAATAGTATATATAGTGTTTGAGCCACTTGCAGTACATGCTTCGTCTGTCATACCTGTTGTTCCTGATTCCATGTATATAGCTCCTTCGATACCTGTCTTTGTATTTAAAGCCACATTAATCCCTTCTTTCTATTTATTTTATAGTATTATGTCTTATCTTAGAATGTATCTACTGCTACACTTCCATCTGTTTCAAAATCGAATGACATTGTAGCGACTCCATTTACTTCGTCTGTAATAGTCATTTTAGTGATAATTACATCGGCAGTTATAGCATTTGTATCATCTACCATGAGAATTAAACTAAACGCTGTCCTTGCTTGATAATTAGTCCATAATACATCTTGACCAGTAGTATCTTCTCCTGCAACAACTCCAGTTGCAGATCCTGATCCACTTTTAAGACCTGTTTCTCTTCTCTTATCTGTATCTCCAAATTTAGTAGTATCTAACTCAGCACCAACGATAGATAGTTTCCAGTTGTTAAGATATGCGACTGTATTAGCTCCTATCATAACAGATCCTTCATTACCTGGTAAAGCGAGTGACATATTAATCCCTTCTTTCTTTTTATATTTGTTATTCAGTCATAATCTTATAAATCATGATAAACTCTGATCTATCCTTCGTATCTTTCCCCATAGGAATGATATCTGAATCTAAAAACATATTTAGTATAGTTGAGCCTGTATCAAATGAAGTTTTAGGTAATCCATCTAAAACAGTTACTATAGCTTCACACCTTGCTTGACCTAAAGTATATGATGTATCTCTAATTCTTATTTGAATACTTGGTTGACGTATAGCTGCTTGTTGTTGTCCAAATACATGTACACTTGGTCTTCCTGGAATCTGTGTTATAGTACAGATATTGTCGGGATCATCTGGGAAGTTACCAATATATATGTTACTTTCAATGCCTATCAATGATTCTATATTCTCTAGTAACATATTACCCTCTCCTCCTACATAAGTCTTTGTATAGCTGCTGTAATTGCACTATGTATTGAACCTTCTCGAGAAGCAAATGCTCTATACAGGAAATGTTGCTTTGCTTCAACATAAATAGCATATTCTGCCGAGAAACCTACAGTTGATACTATTGATCCACCAGCTCTTACTGTTTCTTCATAACTAGAACTTTTTAAATATCCAGTTCTTACAGGACAGTTCGCTTGTGATTCTCTTTGTATAATCTTAGCTTGGTGTTGTTGTTCAATAAGTATGGTCTGATTAATCTGTCTTATTAATTCGGGTATTTTAGAAGTTATCTTAACATCAATATTCATAATATTTATACCTCCTCTATATATATTATACCACATTAAGTACTATTCTTCATATCAAGTAATATTTATGAAATTGTACAACATTTTGCTTATTCCTACATACTTTAGTACTAATTACTTTATAGCCACCAACTTTTGTTCCAATAGATAAAGCTGTACTACTAAACATCTTAGCCTTTGCAATGATCTTCTCTCCATCTTTGATTGCAACTTCTTCTTCTGTTTGTATTAGTCTAGCTTGTATTGTTAATTCAGTAAAGCTATGTTCATTATATTTATCTGGTGTTGATGGAATTTGTACATCAATAGATACATACCATTGCTTCATATTCAAGCCGCCCACCTCTTTCTTGTTTCTTAACTCCAGAAATCACGATATAAGTGACGAAATTGATTCAATATTGGGGCATTACTCGTCAAGAATGAAGCACTACCACCTGATTGAAAGTATTCATACTTTACTTCGTCAATTTCTTCTGATTTAATATTTGATGTACCTATATTCTTTATGTATGCAGATATGATACTCAAGAATACTTTTGGAAGATCTACCAATCCCATCTTCATATTGATAGTTTCTGCTCTTAATTTCTTATTGACCGTATAGATTGTACCACTTATCTCTATAATCCTGTATAACCCATCATTATATTTGGTGTTGTGGATTCTAATATAATCACCAACAACAAGATCCATAGTAATTGTCATTGTAATAGTTGTTCCACTAAATATACCATCTATATGTTCAGTTGTATAACCATATAAACTCTTAGCTACAAAGTCATTATTACAATAGTCACATATAGAATCTAATGCTATACTGGTTAATAACTCAATCTTATTATCGTCTTCGTCTGTCAGTCCAGATAATGTCTTAACGTCCTCTATCTGTTGATCTAAAGCAACTTCATCTTCTACACGCATTTCTACATTCTTATCCAAATAATTACTATCTGAAGTAATTACAAGACATTTTACCACATAAGTAGTATTCTCAACTCCTCCAGTTAATTGAATGTGTACGTAAGGTGATACTATAGTGCTAGATAGAACAATACCTTCTACTTCTAT